AGACAAGACTGTCAGGCAGTATACGGATGCGGTACGGCGGCTGACAGATTACTGCCAGAAACCGCTCACCCGGATCACCAGCATGGATGTAGATGGCTGGCTTAATAGCATTAAAGGGTGCAATAGCAATACTTCACTAAATAATCAGCGGCGGCACCTCAGCGCATTTTTTACATGGATGAGAAAATCTAAGATAGTTACGGAAAACCCCGTGGAGAGTGTGGAAATTTACCCGGAGATTCAGAAGCCGGTAGATCACATGGAAGCGCAGGAGTACGAGGAACTTAAAACCGGATGTACCCGCAAGCGCGATCGTGCCATGATGGAACTGCTGCGGAGTACCGCTATCAGAGTAGGCGAAATGGAACGACTCAACGTGAATGACATTGATTGGCGCACCGGATCCGTGTCAGTGTATGGTCAAAAGACCCGTACCTATCGGACCGTATACCTTGATGACATTGCACTTAAGTACCTCGGGGAATACATCCAGGAGCGTGGCTGCAGTATTAACAGTCGAGATCCTTTGTTCGTATCAGAGAGGTGTGCGCATGGGAAGCATAATCGCCTGTCGGATGCCGGGATCCGTAGTGCACTTAAGAGTATTGCCGGCAGAGCAGAGGTGGAACGCCGGGTATATCCGCATCTCTTCCGAAAAACCACGGCTACGAATATCTGCAAGCGCGGCGGTACCATATGGGATGCTGGACATTACCTTGGCCACAAGGACAGGAGTACGGCTGGGCAGCATTATGTTGCAGAGGATCAGGAGTGCATGAGATCTATTTTTAGGTTGAGAGTGGCTACAGTGTAAATGATATTTGGAAAGGAGAACGTATTAATGCAAAGAATTAACAGAGCAAGCTGGAGGATTATCGAAACTATCTTATTGAGATATCCTCAGCGCAAGAAAGAATATGATGATTACATATCAGAGATCATGGCATCACCGGCGAGAGGCAGCAGTCGTCCATTGAATCCCGAAGAAGAAAGGGACAAGGCACAGTCAGTGACAGAGGCAAAAGCCATGAAGATGACATCGGTATATTTTGACCGGATAAAAAAAGAGATTGAGGCAATAGAGTTTATATACAATGACCTGCGCAAAGAGGAGCAGGAAGTTATAAGGGTAAGATACTGGTCAAGAGGAATCAGAAAACCTGTGCCATATCATAGATTGGGGTCCTGTTGCTATAGCGAGAGGCAAATGCAGCGAATCGTACAGAAAGTAATAATTAGGGTTGGCAGATACATTGGCGAAATTATTTAAATATATTACACAATATGTATTGACATATTGAGTAATATGCGGTATAATAAAGACAGTTAAGAGAGATATGAGAGCTTAACAAATAAATGGGCAAGCATAGAAAGGAGATCAAATGGCTGAGAACATGACAGACAAACAGATGGATGTAATTCTTAATCTGGTAGCCGATAAGTTCAGTAATTGCAAGGACATGGACGAGGTTGCCAAGGCTGTGCAGGAAGTCAGAAACATGGCCAAAAAAGAAAAGCCTGCTGAATAGGCTTTAGGGACACAGAAAGGGCGGTGGACTTGCCTAAGCCGCCCAAACTGTAAATATAGTATACACCAAATGGGGAGAGAAAAAAAGAGAAAGAATGTCAGCGGAAGAAAAAGTATTTAATCAAATCAGTTATCAGAATAGTTATAACAAAGAGAAGTATGATAGAATCAGCCTCATGCTCCCAAAAGGAGAAAAGGATCGAATCAAAACGGCAGCAGTGGCAGCAGGCGAGAGCGTAAACGAATTTATAAATAAGGCAATAAAACAGAGAATAGATCACATTTAAAAAAGATGGCGTAATTTTCGTTGTCAAATGTGATAATATAGTATCGTGATAAATTAGTGATAAGGCAATGCAGGTATTCTGCGTTGCCTTTTTTCGTGGAGTTGCACCGGTGCAACAGGTGAGAGCATGGCGCAGGAGTGGGCAAAGGCATTTTATAAATCAAGGCAATGGATCAGATGCAAGAATGGTTATATATCAGAGAGACGGCTGATTGATGGCGGATTATGCGAAGAGTGCCAAAAGGAACTGGGCTACATAGTGCATCATAAGATCAAACTGACACAGGATAACATATCAGATCCAGAGATCAGTCTCAATCATGATCATCTGGAGTACGTGTGCAAAGAATGCCATGACAAATTTGAGGGACATGGAGTTTTCAAGGGGCAGCAGCCATTATGCATCTTTGACAAGGAGGGAAATCCTATTTCTGTCAGAGACATAGACTCCCCCCATAAAAAGATAAGGGGTGCAGATAGCTGAGAACCGATGGCGGAGATTGATGTAACACACAGGTCTTCATAAGGGGGGTGTGGTATCCATGATAAGCGAGGAAGAATTTGAAAAAGAAGAACGTCGTAGAGAAGCTGAATATGACAGCGTTTCCGAATATTTGGAGAAACAAAAGCGGATCAAGAAAGAGGCGGGAAGACTTAGAAGATTATTCAAGGAAATTGATGAAAATAAAAAGAAATTAGTTGACTCTACCATTGCAGACGTAGCTTTTTTGACGATCACAATGCAAGACTTGCGAGATAAGATCATCAGAAATGGGACAACGACAGATTATAAAAACGGAGAGAACCAGTGGGGCGTAAAACAGAGCCCTGATGCGCAGTTGTATCTGCAGATGTCACAGAAGCAGACACAGGCCATGAAAATACTGGTGGATTGTCTGCCAAAGACACCAAGCAAGCAGGTGATAAAAGACGATGGATTCGATGACTTTGTGAATGGGCGTGAGGATATATGATCAAATACCCAGAAGATTACAATCCGATCCGGGAGTACTGGGAGAAGATAGAAAGCGGAGAAATAACTGTATGTGACAAAACTTATAGGACATATAAAAAACTGATTTATGATCTGGATCATCCCAGGGAGTACTTTTATAGTGCACACCGGGGAAACCACATCATAGAATTTTTTGAAAACTACTGTCACCACTCCAAAGGTAAAAGCGGTGGAAAAAGAGTTGTCTTGGAACTGTGGGAAAAGGCAATGTTGGCAGCTATATTCGGGTTCGTAGATATCAATGGTCTCCGGAAATACCGGGAGGCTATTTTAATTGTCGGGAAAAAGAATGGAAAATCACTATTGGCATCGGGAGTAGGATTGTATCTGCTGGTGGGAGACGGAGAACCCGGCCCGGAAGTGTATGCGGTTGCGACAAAAAAAGACCAGTCTAAGATCATATGGCTCGAGTCAAAAAGAATGGTAAAAAAATCACCGGCTTTGCTCAAAAGGGTCAAGCCACTGGTGGCAGAGTTGTCATCCGAAGATTACAACTCCGGCACATTTAAGCCTCTTGCCTCCGATTCGGATACGCTGGATGGCCTGAATGTGCAGGGTGCGCTGATGGACGAAATCCATCAGTGGAAAAATGGGCGTCCACTGTATGATATCATCGCTGATGGCGTTACTGCCAGGGAGCAGCCTCTGATACTGATTACGACGACAGCCGGTACAGTAAGAGAAGATATCTATGATCAGAAATATGACGAAGCCGAACGGCTGATCAATGGTTATTTTGATGAAAATGGCTATAAGGATGACCACTTGATCGCATTTGTATATGAGCTTGACAACAGAAAGGAATGGATCGATGAGAAATGCTGGTATAAAGCTAACCCCGGACTAGGGACGATTAAAAACCTTAAAACATTAAGGGATAAAGTTAAAAAGGCAATGCAGGATCCGAAGCTGGTAAAAAATCTCGTGTGCAAGGAATTCAACATCCGGGAGACATCTTCGGAGGCATGGCTGACTTTTGAGCAGATCGATAACAGGGAAACATTTGATACAAAGGAATTGAAACCTCGTTACGGTATCGGAGGCTGTGACTTATCAAGTACCACGGATCTGACAAACGCAACCGTGATATTCAAAGTGCCGAAGGATGAACGTATATATGTGCTGCAGATGTACTGGTTACCGGAAGATCTCCTGGAACAACGAACCAGAGAGGACAAGATCCCGTACGACATATGGGCTGAAAATGGTTGGATTAGAACATGTCCGGGGAATAAAGTGCATTACAAATATGTCCGGGAATGGTTCGAGCAGGTACAAAAAGAATATGATATTTACCTGTTTAAGTGCGGATATGATGCATGGTCAGCCACGTATTTTGTCGAAGATATGAAAGATACCTTCGGCGCTTCAGTGATGGAACCAGTCATCCAGGGGAAAAAGACATTGTCAGGACCGATGAAATCACTGGGGGCAGATTTATCTGCCAAAAAAGTGCTTTACAATAACAACCCAGTTCTGAAATGGTGCTTATGTAATACCTCAGTGGATGTAGATAAAAATGATAATATCCAGCCATGCAAAGGAAATACAAGCACAAGAAGAATTGATGGTCTGGCGGGATTGCTGGATGCATATGTGATGCTGGAAAATAACCTGGAAGAATATGAAAGCCTGATTTAGGGAGAGAAAAATGAAACTTTTCAGAAAAAGAGAACCTACTACAAAAAACGAAAAAGCTGACAAAAACGTCATGAAAATGGTGACAACATGGGGAGAACATTATTACTCGTGGAATGGCCGCCTCTATGACAGCGATATTGTGAGAGCCTGTATCCGCCCAAAGGTAAAGGCGGTGGGAAAACTGGTAGCGAAGCACATCCGAGAGGATGACAAAGGACTGACAGTAAATCCGAATGCAAATATTAGGTTCATATTGTCGGAACCTAACCCATTTATGACCGGGCAGATGTTCCAGGAAAAGGTAGCAACACAGCTGTGCCTGAATAACAACGCATTCATTCTGGTTATCAAGGATGATAATGGGAAACCAATACAACTGTATCCGATTCCGTGCGTCATGTGTGAGACACAGTATATTAACGATGAACTGTATTTGAAATTCCAGTACCGGAATGGGAAAAGCAATGCTTTCCGGTATGATCAAATCATTCACCTAAGGCAGGACTACAACGAACATGACATATTCGGAGAGAGCCCAGCAAAGGCTCTGGCACAAATGATGGAAGTGATCGGAACCATAGATCAGGGAATCATTAAGGCGATAAAAAACAGTGGAGTAGTCAGATGGCTGCTTAAATTTACAAACTCAATGCGCCCAGAAGATGTAAAGGAAAATGTAAAGAGCTTTGTAGAAAATTACCTGAACATTGAAAGTGATACATTTGGAGCAGCAGGTGTGGACGCCAAGGCTGATATAACAAGAATCGAACCGAAAGATTTCGTGCCGAATGCGGCACAGACCAAGGATACGATTCAGAGAATATATTCGTTTTTTAATACCAATGAAAAAATTGTGCAGTCAAGATGGAATGAAGACGAATGGAATGCGTATTACGAGGCTGAGATTGAACCAATGGCAATACAGCTTGGAGAAACCTATACGGTAAGACTTTTCACTAGAAAAGAAAGAGGATGCGGGAACAAAATCGTCTTTACAGCTAGTAATCTGCAGTGTGCAAGTTTGTCTACGAAGCTCGCATTTGTATCTATGGTAGACAGAGGAGCTATGACACCGAATGAATGGCGCGAAACCATGAACATGGCGCCGATCGCAGACGGAGATAAGCCGATCCGCCGTCTGGACACGCAGGTCGTTGACTTGATCCGGGACACATTATCCCAGATGAATGAAAAAAATTATATAGTAATGGCTGATCTGATATCCAAAATGTTAGACGCAGCGGAAAGGAGCAAAGATGAAACACAGGATAAACATCCGGGGTGTGATGGTACCGAATGATTACAAATGGTACTATGATTATTTTGGTGAGGACTGCACCTGTCCGGCAGATATCCAGAAAGTAATGGATGCCTTTACAGACGGAGATGAGATCGAAGTATATATCAATTCTCCCGGCGGAGTGATCGATGTAGGGTCGGAGATCTACACACTGCTGCGGAGCAAGAAAGATAATGTAAAGATATACATTACCGGAGAAGCATGCAGCGCCGCATCAATCGCGGCCATGTCAGCACATTGCGAAATGTCTCCGACAGCACTCATGATGGTGCACTGCGTATCGTCCGGGGCGAGAGGTAATCATAGCGACATGGAAAAAATGGCGGAAGTCCTACGAACAGCAGACAAAGCATTATGCACCGCCTATATGGCAAAAGCCGGAATGTCCGAAGCAGATGCGCTTGCAATGATGGAGCACGAGACCTGGCTGACAGCAGACCAGGCGAAAGAAAAAGGGCTGATTGATGGAATCATGTTTGAGGACACACATCCGGAAACACCACTGGTGGCAGGACCGCTATTTGCACTGCCGGATGATAACCAGATGGAAAAAGTAAAAAGTTTGTTAAAACAAGCAGATGAACCGGAAGCTTCCGGAGACGCTGCTTTTTTAATGCAGCAAAGGTTAAATTTTTTAAAATTAAAAGGAGAAAGAGCATGAACAAAAAACAGTATTTGGACAAGAGAAAGGCACTGATGGATGAGGCACAGAAGCTGATCGATGCCGGAAAGGCAAAAGAAGCAGAGGAAAAAATGCAGGAGATCAAGGATCTGGATGATCAGTGGGACGCAATCGCACAGGCAGAGGCAAATTTCAGGGCACTGAATCAGGAGCCGAAAGCTTTAAACCCGAACGAGATCCAGGATACGACAGCAACTGCTGACACAGAAGAGGAGACGCCTGTAGCAAAAGCATGGGCATCTGAGGAATATAAAAATGCCTGGGCCAAAAGTATGATGGGCATGAAACTCAACAAAAAGGAAGAGGAGGCATATAACCTTGTAAACCAGGCGTTTACTCATACTACAGAAAATACATCTGTGGTAATCCCCAAAACGGTATCCAGAGGGATTTGGGAAATGGCGGGAGAGATGTATCCTTACTTTGGAGATGTGACCAAGACCTATGTTAACGGCGTGTTGACCATGATCCAGGAAGACACATCCAGTGAGGCTAAATGGTACGATGAGGGCACAGTCGTAGAAGATGGTAAGGAAACCTTCAAGGAGTTTACACTGAAGGGATGCGAGCTGGCAAGAGCTATTACAGTATCCTGGAAACTCAAGGAAATGGCCATTGAGGATTTCCTCCCTTATATCCAGAGAAAAATGGCAAAACAGATGGGCGCAGCTGCCGGCTATGGAGTAACGCATGGAGCAGGACCGCAGGCAAGTTCCGGGAAGCCGGAGCCTATGGGTACTGTAACTGCTCTGGAGGCTGAGGACGGAACACCGCAGGTGGTAACTTATGCACATGGCGGTGATCCTACATATAAGGACTTGCTGGCATTAAGATCCAAGATCAAATCTGGATACAGTGCAGGACTTAAGCTGTATGCAAACACAAACACGATCTGGAACAAGATTGCCGGCATCTTAGACGGTAATAAGAGACCTATTTTTGTAGCGGATCCGACAGCCGGCGGTGCATACAGAGTACTGGGTATGCTGGTCAAGGAGGACGACTCCATGAAAGATGGAGAGATCCTGGCATCTAACCCCGGAGACGGATACCACCTGAATATTAACAAAGAGATGACCATGACACCGGAGGATCATGTTAAGGAGCGTAAGACAGATTACTGTGGTTATGCCATTATGGATGGTAATGTAGTCACAACCAAGGCACACGCCCTGTTGAAAGAAGCGGAAGCATAATTGCGGAGGTAATCCATGATTACGGTGGAGCAGATCCGCCAGTCTATGCAGATCAGGCATGCCAAACTTGACGATGATATCAAACGGTATATGAGCGCCTGCTCACTGGATATGCAGAGAGCAGGTGTTGATATCCGGAAAGATTCGGCGCTCATGGACACGGCAAAGGAATTTTATTGCAAGTGGCAGTTTGACTACATGGGACAAGGCGAAAAATATGAAAAATCATATAAAGAACTGAGAGATGCAATGAGCCTGTGCGGATTGTACAATGGGAAGGAATCGAAGGATGAACAGCGAAGTGATCAACCTGATAGTGCCGGAGAAGGTACGGAATAATGACGGTTTTGTAATCCGGGAAGAATTGCATAAAACAGAAGTTTTTGCGGAAGAAAAAGGAATCAAAAGAGCAGAGTTTTATGCGGCTGCCAGGGAAGGGATCACTCTGTCAAAGATGATGACTGTGGACAAGTATGATTTTGAAACAGCCACCGTGGAGATAGCAGGGAAAAAGACAAAGCCATCCAGAGTGGAACACGACGGAATCACTTATCGGATCATCCGCACCTATATTCCGGAGAACTCAATGCGGATGGAACTTTACCTGCAGGAGGAAGAAAATGGCTGACTTTGACTTTGATTTTCCGGATAATTTTTTATCAGAGCTGTTAGAAACGGACTTTGACGAACTGGCCGAGGACATGCTCACTGAGGCAGCTCCCATCTATAAGGATGCAATCAAAAAGTCCATGAAGAGTACTATCCTGCATGAGGGTGAATCGGAAATGGTAGAGTCTGTGACGGAGAGAAAACCGAAGAAATGCAAAAACGGAGCATGGCTGGTACATATCGGACCGAGTGGCAACTCTAAAAATTCGTATACCGTGAAAAACGGGAAAGGGAAAAGAACAGCCAGAAGATATCCGGTATCCAACATCTTGAAAGCAATCTGGAAAGAATACGGCATAGCAGGAAGGCAGGCTTCGCGTCCATGGCTGCAACGGGCACAAAATGATGCTACTGCGAAAGTCATGAACCGGATGCAGGAGATCTACAACAGAAAGGTCGGTGCAAAATGAATGCAAATGGATTGATTACGTCATTGGGAAATGTTGTGAATTGTCCGGTAGCACCGGACCTTTACGAGGGTAGTAAGGAAAAATACATCACGTATACATACGAGGATGAGAGATCTGCGATGGATGCTGACAATGAGGAAACTCAGACAGTGGCATATCTGCAGATAACTCTTTATACTCCGCCACAACAGGAGTATATGGAAGACAAAAGTAAGATAAAAGCCGAGCTGAAAAAACTCGGTTTTTGTGTGGAATCCATCCAGTCATGGGTAGATTCTTACGCACCAGAAAAAAAGCGGCACACGGTATTTAATGTGAATATCACGATGCCGGAAAATTAAAAGGAGGACCATATAAAATGGCAAATTTTGGATTATCTAAGCCGTGGATGAGCAAGTACAACCCGGCAGCTAACACCTATTCAGACGCTTTTAAGTGCGGAAAAGCCATCAACACTTCGGTGACACCTAATTACAACGAAGCACCTATGTATGCGGATAACCAGCAGACAGAAAATGTAACAGAGTTCAAAAATGCTTCTGTGACGATCGGGACAGACAGACTCCCTAAAGAGGCTGCGAGTGTGGCTTTTGGTCATACAGTATCTGCAAGTGGGGAAGAATCCTCAAAAACAGAAGATGAAGCAGGATACATCGGTTATGGATTTATTACTGCAGAAATGCTTGACGGGGTAAAGAAATACAGGGCATGTATCCTTCTGAAAGTGAAGCTCAAAGAAGGAGAGGAATCTTACGAGACAAAAGGAGATTCCATTGTTTTCAAAACGCCTTCTTTGAGTGGTACAGCGACAGCAAATGACGACGGAGAATGGCGGATCAAATCGCCGTATTACGCCACAGAAGAGGAAGCAGATCAGTGGATTCAGACGAAGTTTGGAGTTGTGGAGAAGTGTGCAACTCCGGAGGCATCCGTTGAGAGCGGATCCTATGATGCAGCGCAGACAGTAACCCTGTCCTGTGCTACCAAGGATGCCAAGATCAAATATACCACAGACGGCACGACACCCACCGCAGAAAATGGTACAGAGTATAAGAATACTATTTCCATTGCTGCAACGGCAGGACTTAGAGCAGTAGCTTATAAGAGCGGCAGCGTAACCTCCGAGGTTATGACCAAAGAGTATTTTATCAATGCGTAAACAATAACTGATCAGCCAGCCCCGGGGATCCCCGGGGCTTTTTGGAGAAAACGATGGAAAATTTAAAAAGGATTATGATCGGGGATAAAACATACCCGTTTAAGATAGACCTGAACGTACTGGAAAAAGTACAGGAAAAATACGGAAGCGTGAAAGCATTTGAAAGAGAACTTTTTGGATTCCGGTACAGAAAAGATGATGACGGCAATCAGATGTACACTGCGGACGGAACCCCGATGATATATATCGTGGAGCCAACGGTAGCGGCAGTGAAGATGATCCTGCAGGCAGCAGTCCTGGAAGGGATGCAGATCGAAGCGGATGAACATAACAGACCGGTGGAGGACATCACGGAGGACTATATCCTGCATCACTGCGATATCCCCTACATGGAACTTTGCACCATGCTGCAGGAAGAGTTTAACAGGTGCTTTGTAACAAAAAAATAAAAGCCAGGGGAGTCCAGACGGAGGAAGATACACCGGTGGACTTTGCCTGGCTTTATCAAATGGGAGTCATGTGCCTTGGATTTACCCATAGGACTGTAAGACAGCAGTATATGGGCTGGTGGATGGATCTGTTTGAAATTTATAAGAGACATCACAATTTTCAGGTGAAGCGTGGATTATTTACAGTCAATGATGACAGGGAAGAGGAAATCAGTACACTGGACGCAATATAGGAGACGGATATGGCAGCAAAAGGATCAATCGGCGGTAAGATCGTCCTGGATGGAGAAAAAGCATACCGGGAAGCATTAAAAAATATAAAAGTCGATCAGCAGGAACTTAGATCGGAAATGAAGCTCTGCAGCTCTGAATTTAAAAACAACCAGAACTCGCTGGATGCTTTGACCAAGAAATATGAGATCCTGTCGAAACAGGTAGCGGCACAGACGGAAAAAGTCAATGTATATCAGACGGCAATGGAAAACTCTGCCAAAAAACAGGAACTGGCATCTGATAAAATCGCAGCACTGAAACAGGAGCTGGAACAGGCAGAGAAAGAGATGGAGGCACTGTCTGAAAGTAGCGACGATAACTCCGAAGCTATGACAGAGCAGGCCAAGACCATAGAAGATTTAAAATCAAAGCTGGAAAAGGCAGAGGAAAGTTACAACAAAGCTGGCCAGCGCACAAAATATTATCAGACGGCATTGAACGATGCGACTGCCGAACTGAATAATATGCAGTCTGATCTTGATAAGACTGCAAAATACATGGATGAGGCAGAGAGAAGCACAGATAAATGCGCCACATCCATCAATGAGCTGGGGAAAGAGACCGGAGATGCCACGGACAAGGTATCTGTATTTGGCGATGTATTAAAGGCAAACCTGGCGGAGGATGCAATAAAAACAGGCGTCAAAGCGATAGCAAACGGCATCAAAGAGGTGGCTACGGCAGCGACAGGGGTAGGCGTTGACTTTAATGCATCCATGAGCACCGTTGCAGCAACAATGGGAATGACAGCGGATGAGATCAATGCCGGAAGCGAAAGCTATAAGCAACTGGAAGCTGCCGCTAAACAATGCGGAGCCACGACGAAGTTTTCGGCGACGGAAGCGGCAGAGGCGGAGAATTACCTCGCCTTGGCTGGATATGATGTCAAGAAAATCGTAGAGACGCTGCCAAAGGTACTGGATCTGGCGGCAGCAGGTGACATGGATCTTGCATATGCATCTGACCTGGTTACAGACTCTATGGCGGCGCTGAATATGGAGACATCTCAGCTGGATAATTATATCGATGAGATGACCAAAACGGCGCAGAAATCAAACACAAGCGTAGCACAACTTGGTGAGGCAACGCTGGTGTGCGCCGGAACCGTGTCCTTGGCAGGAATGTCATTGGAAACAATGAACACCGAACTCGGAGTATTGGCTAACAATGGTATCAAGGGAGCAGAGGGCGGCACACATCTGAGAAACGTACTCCTGTCACTGGCGGCACCGACGGACACTGCAAGAAATACTATGCAGTCACTGGGCTTGACCGTGTCTGACTCTAGCGGAAATATGCGCGATCTTAACGATATACTGGTTGATCTCAATGGTTCGCTGGAAAGTATGTCCAGTACAGAGAAGACACAGACGATAAATCAGATATTTAATAAGACCGATATTGCTGCAGTAAATGCCTTACTGAAAGGAACAGGTGACGAATACAACAACCTGAACAAGCAGCTCAAAGACTGCGCAGGGTCTGCCAAGGATATGTCAGATACCATGAATAACAATCTGAAAGGAGATGTGACAATCTTAAAGTCCGCTCTGGAAGGATTAGGCATCGCGGCAGAATCAATCTTTGACAAAAACATGCGTACTGCGGTGCAGGGTGCTACGGATGCCGTGGATCGCCTGCAGAAATCCGTAACCAAGGGAGATCTTAACGCCTCTCTAAATAAGCTGTCAAAATCAATGGCTGGCTTTTGTGAGGGGGCGCTTGACCTGGGAGAAGAGGCATTGCCGGTGGCCATCGATGGTTTGACATGGATCCTCGATAATGCGGATCTGGTGGCAGCAGGCGTGACAGGTATTGTAGCGGCAAACATGCAGATGAATACTGTCGGACCTGCGATTGTAGCGGTGCAAAAGGCATGGGAAACATACAAAGAAGCCACTGAAGGCGCAACGGTATCACAATGGCTTTTATCTGCCGCGATGAACGCCAATCCTGCAGGAATAATGGTTACTGCAATTGCAGGACTCACGGCAGCGGTAGGAGCCTATATCCTGATCAACAAGGATAACCTGTCTGTGATGTCTGAAACGACGCAGAAAACAAACGAACTGGTAGAATCAACAAAATCATTAAATGATGAATATGCCAGCACGCAGCAGACAAGAGAACAGTCCAGAACAGGTATGGAGCAGGAGGCAACTGCGGCAAAAAAACTGGTTGACGAACTGGCATCGCTCCAATCGAAGACAAAACTTACCGCAACTGAGCAGACCAGACAGAAACAGATCATAGACGAATTAAATTCGGCATATCCGAATCTGAATCTGCAACTGGATGAGCAGACAGGACTGTTGAATATGTCAACAGATGCTATTTATGCCAATATCGAAGCATTGTCAGCAATGGATAAAGCGAATGCAGCCAGAGAAGATATGGCAAAGATAGCAGAGGAGCAATGGGAAGCAGAAAAACGTCTGGCAGAACTCCAGGAGCAGAGGATTGTTCAGGCAGAAGAATATGCGGAAGCACAGGATAAACTTAATAATATTCTGGATAATGCCACAGAAATATCCATGAATGCCAGTCAGGCATTACAACCGTATACCGATAAAGTAAACCAGGCAAAATCAGCACTCGACAGCCTTGATGAAGAAATTGAGAGTACAAACGGAAGCATCACAAGTCTGTCAGAAGAATATGAGTTTTGCTATAACTATATCTCTGAAAATGAGGGCATTTATGACACGGCAGCAGCAACCGGACAGCTGGGGGATGCGGCGGAAGCGGCAGGAAACCAGATATCCGGAATGTCCCAGGAGGCATCGGAAGCCCTGCAGGACATGTATGACACCGTACAAACCGCGGTAAAGGGACAAATGGAAATTTTTTCGGAATTCCAGATTGGAACGCAATTATCCACAGATGAACTGCTTAAAAACATGCAGTCTCAAATCGACGGTATTACGCAGTGGGCGGACAACATGGAGCTCCTCGCGGACAGAGGCGTCAATCAGGGACTGCTACAGCATCTGGCGGAGCTTGGCCCGGAGGGTGCCGGATATGTAGCAACATTTGTCCAGATGACCGACGAAGAACTGGCCAAAGCCAATGATATGTTTACACAGGCAATGACCTTACCGGACGAAGTGACGTCGGATATTATGGAGTCCTACCAGACTGCCGGGGAAAAAGCAGCGGAAGGATTTAAGACAGGAATCGAAGAATCTGCAGACACGGTGGCAGACCAGGCAGCGGACATGGCTAATGACACCGTAAAAGCCACAGAAGAAGCTTTGGATATTCACAGCCCATCAAAAGTGTACGAAAGAATCGGTATGAATATTGACCAGGGTTTGGCACAGGGTATCGGAAACAACAGGCAGCAGGTTCTCAATACCTTAAGTACCGTATGCTCTACAATCATTGCGACAGGACGAGCACAGATCAGTGTAGGTACCTGGGAAGAAATAGGACGTAGAATACCGGATGGAATGAAACAAGGTATCGAGAGCGGCAGTGCATCCGTATTAAGCGCTGTAGAGCGGATGGCAAGGAACGCGGTAGAAGCCGCGAGAAGAGAACTTGACATTCACAGCCCGTCGAAAAAATTTGAGTACATGGGTGAAATGTCCGGAGAAGGGTATATCACAGGATGGAAGGAGACCATGGCAGACATAGATAATGTGATTGCCCAGGCTCTTCCGAGCGCGAATATAATGCCTGATCAGGCACAGACAGTGACCAATAACTCAGAAAAACGGATAGAGATCACCAACGAGATCAATTTCTATACACCAACAGATGATCCTATTGAAACGGCACGCAGAATCAAAGAATCACAGCAGGAGGCAGCAGAGGAATGGTAACAGATCGGAAAATCATTATAAGCAATGGAACAACATCTGTAGAATTGACAGCGTCTCCGTACACGGTGCAGGAAACCAAAGGATTTGACAGGCTGGAAATAGAGCATGTAAAGTCTCAAGGCTTTGATCAGGATGGAGCAACGCTGATTAACAGCTATGTGCTCCCACGGGATATGGAGATTATCGGTCAGATGCAGGCGCACACCACAGCGCAGATGCAGATGTTACGGGATAAACTACAGAACTTATTTGTACCCAAAAAAGAGCTGACAGTGACTCACTATTACGGTGGCGTCAACAGAGTGCTTAAGGCTATTACGGAAAAGAGCCCAAAATTTGAATTTACAGAAGTTGCACCGGTGCAACAATATAGCGTCAGCCTGGTGGCTGTGGATCCATACTGGAGAGACCAAACGGAAACGTTGATTACGGTCGCCGATGTGGTTGGAGGATTTCATTTTCCGCTGATCATTCCGGTAAAGATAGGAGTGCACTTCGGCATCAAGAGCAGCTCTCTGATAGCAAAAGTATATAACAAATCAAGTATCAAAGTGGGGATGACCATTACCTTTATTGCAAAAGGTACGGTTAAGAATCCGCAATTATTTGATGTAAATAAGCGTACCTTTATAAAATTGCTGTGCACGATGGACGCCGGTGAGAAAATAGTAATACAGACAGGACAGGATAACACAGTAACCAGGGTAAAAAACGGAATATCCGAAGATTATATTGGAAAGATAGATCTGGTCGGAGAGGGAAACACATTTTTGGAACTTGATCCGGGAGATAATCTATTTCGGTATGCGGCCGACGATGGGGAAGTTTATCTCGAGACGAGGATACAGTTTTACAATAGATATCCGGGGGTGTAAAAATGGAGATCTACATACTGGACAGAGAATTAAATATCTGGGGAGTGATATCATCCTATGAAAGTATTTTATGGACAGAAAAAGTACATGAACCGGGAAATGTCAAGGCAGTATTTTTATTTACGGAAAAAATGAATGAGATACTGCAGAGAGGATATCTGCTGTATAAAACCGATGAATTGCAGCCAGCTATTATAACCAAAAAGACACTAAAACTGAACAAATACGGGCAGCAGACAATCACTGTACAGGGATATATGGCATCCAGATATTTCAGGCAGCGAATCATTTGGAAAAAAATGGTCATGAGGGGGACACCGGAAAAGATGATGCGGCAGATGGTGCAGGAGCAGGTAATAGCACCGGAAGATGAGTCACGGAAAATGCCGCTGATCGAACTGGGAGAATTTAATAATTTTGACATGGATGAGATTGAAAAACAGATCACCTATGACAACCTCCAGGAAGCTTTAACAGACATGGCCAAAACAACGGAACTTGGGTACAGGTTACGTATGGATTATGCACGAAAAAAACTTATATTTGATGTATACCGCGGAACGGACAGAACGCAGGGGACAGAGCACCCCTGCATTTTTACACGCAAATTTAAAAATGTGTTTACGGAGGAGTACAACGAAGATGAGGGCAATTATAAAAGCATATGTTTGGTAGGAGGACCGGGAGAGGATACGGACAGAGTCCTGGTGACGGTTGGATCCGGCACCGGATTGGACAGATACGAGATGTTTTATAATGCATCAGGGTATTCGGCGGAAGGAATCACCGAAGAAGTATTACAGGAGCAACTCCGGCAAAAGGGACTCGAAAAGATGTCTGCATACTACATTGCAAAAGCCTTTGAGATAAAAATCAACAAAGAAAAGGCGATGCAGTTTGAACTTGGAGACTACGTCACCTGCAAGGATCCGCAGTGGGGTGTCACAGTAGACACGCAGGTAAAAGTAGTCCAAAAAGGATATTCCAAGACAGAGGCATCCTATGTGATCACGCTGGGTGATGATGTACCGACACTGATAAATCTTATTAAAGCAAAGGAGTAAAGCTATGGCACAGGAGACAGAAAAAAGTTTCCCGTTTGATGCGGTGGAGACTGAAAGTGGGTATGACAAAGAATATGTAGCGGATGATTTCGCAAGGTATTTCCGCGCGTTTATCTCATCTGGGATTTTTATGAAAGAACCGACGAACCTGCAGGTGATTGCAAACGGAGATATGACGGTGACTTTGAAACCGGGAAAAATGATTATCGAAGGATACAGATATGATAATACGGCGGATATCATTATCGACATTGATCCTGCAGATGGTGTACTGGGGAGAATTGACCGGGTATCCGCCACATGGAGTCAGGAGGACAGAGACATACATTATACCTTGCAAAAGGGGACACCGTCGTATACGCCGATTGCTCCGGAGTGCCGCAGGTCAGAGGAGTACAAGGATTACGTGGTAGCGGATATCTATGTGGCAGCAGGTGCAATAAAAATACAGCAGCAAAACATCACAGATCAGCGTCTCAATTCGGATGTGTGCGGACTGGCCACACCTTTTACAGATCTTAATACGGATGCAATTTTTACACAATACCAGGATGCGGTAAACGAGTTTTTAAAATTTGCTGATACATGCATCGATAGCACAGTAGTAGGGCAGATTGAGGCGGATCTTGCAAATAAGCTTGATAAGGCAGGAGACTCCGGCGACAATGTGGTAGCATTTACCCAGACGTCCAACAGACAGAATATAATGACTGGTGATACACATAAGACAATGTTTGGGAAAATCAAGAAGTGGCTGGCGGATCTGACTGCCACGGCATTTGCTCAGATGATCACCAGCGCGGATGATCTGCTGGCTACCAAAGTGACCGGATATGTGCCGGATGCCAAGGCGGTGGCAGATGTTGCGTCTGAACTAAATAGGAATTTAAGTGTACGTTATAATACTGACACTGACACTGTACAGATCCTATATAATGGCACTTGGGTAGATTGGAAATCAGGAGAACAAACTGATATACCTCTCTTTATATCTGGTCAAGGTAGTGTAAATACGGATATAAGTGGCGGATTTACCAAAACGAGCGGTAATTATACTGGCAACGTAAATTTAAATGCCATAGTAATGTCTACTACAAATGCAACTAATACGAGTGGTTCATATTCCGTAGTCATAGGATCCGTAAAACTCATAGATCGCACCGTGTATAAAAAAGTCAAATTCCATGCAACCGTTAGCGGAAGTGGTAGTAATAACGCATATGCAAACTTGAATACCGCTAAAACAAATTATGGAGATAGACTGGCACCTAAGGACGGTTATCAGAGGATTGTAACTGGTGATAATGTACTGGATATATCCGATGCAGCAAGCAATGGATATCTTTGTTTTTTCCTTGGAGTCAATTCCGGCACCGTATCCGTAACTATAGACAGTATTGTCCTTGAAAAATAATTACATGACACCATATATTCTGTTTGGAACAGCATCATTTTGATATTTTGTCACTTTGCCGTAGTCATATACTTCTACGCCGGTGTCAAAGATTATGCCAGCTGCACTTGGGGTAAAACCACGGTAATGGATTCGGTATGCCACTACATGCCCAAGGTGGTATCGTCCATCTATTGGAGCCATACATTCTTCGTAGTAGTCTGTATTTATGGCAAATTTAAACTCAATGATGACACGAGAGTATATTGATAAATCCAGTTCGATGGTTTGTGCATTAAATGCAGCGGTATTATCCGGATTTGTCCAAAGCAACTTAGGTTCTAACTTCCTATTTAACCACAATTTTAAGTGATAAGCCGGATATTTGAAAATAAGTGATTAATTAGGCAAAAGAGGATTGTGAAAGCAGCCCTTTTTTTGTGTGTAAAAATAGTAGCTGTATTTCCAAGCACGGGGGTGCGAATCCCGGGGCCACCTATAATGGAAGAAAAGAAAGTGAGGATGCGCTGGCGCTGACACTGGCGGTGGGAAGCGTCTTAGAAGAAAACGGAGTGGATGTGTATTACACCCGGACCACAGATATCTACGAGTCTCCTTATCAGAAGGCACAGGAGGGAAATGAGGTGGGAGGAGATTATTTTGTCTCGATCCATCGCAATTCCAGTCCTTATCCGAACCAGTACAGTGGAGTGGAGAGCTTAGTCTACAACCGCTATGGAGCGGCAGCCAGGATGGCGTACAACATCAATGCCGGACTGGAGCAGGTGGGATTCGTAAATCTGGGAGTGAATGAAAGACCGAATCTGGTGGTGTTAAACAGTACAAATATGCCGGCTGTGCTGGTAGAAGTGGGATTTATCAATACGGATGCGGACAACGAACTCTTTGACAGCCGGTTTGACGAGATCGCCCGGGCTATTGCCGACGGCATTCTGGAGAGCATCTGATTTTACCTAATT